GAGCCATCTAGCTCCACTTCCACCACTTTTCGTACTTGTATCATAACTCAATACACCACCTTGAATCAAAAGTCCAGCAAACAGTAAAGGCTTCACTTCTGTTTCTTCTTCAAAAGACTCGCGCGTACTTCTTATTATTTGGCGTTCTTTTGTAAGTGAATCAAGTCCAACTCGCTCAGTCACCCTAAAAAATTGTCCGTTAGCTGCGTGTTTGAGTGCGCGAATAAGATATGCTTCTGGAGCTTGCGTTATAGCGGTACTGAAGAGAGCGAACTGACCATTACTTTTGCGTTGGCCTGTATGATCCATAAAACTATTAGGGTAAATCGCTATTACAGGCTTACGTTTTGCTGGTGACAGATTCCTTAATTGTTCTGATTGTAAATCAAGTATTGATGACTTTTTAATTACAATATTAGGTAATCCACCACCTTCTAAAAGGTTTTTAGATGCGCAACTAGAAAGTAAAATCACCAATAGGAACAGTAATAGTAGTCGTCCCACCTGATTCATCAGTAATAGTAAGTGTGATAGTTTCATTTTCAATTACTTCATATTCTATTTTATTGCCTTCCAGCGTTAATGACCCTGATTCTTTTTTATCCTCTCCAAACAAACTTTCAACCATTTGTCTTGATAATTGCGCATATATGCGTGATTCCAGGTTACGTATAAACCTGGCTAACGTAGTGTTAGAAGCATCTCTAGCTAATTCATCTTTATACGCTTCTATTTCGTCTTTGACTGCTTGTCGTCTACTAGCTTCTTGCGAGTCAATTGTTAAGTAATGTGAAGAAGTGTTAAGACCTGAAAAGCTCGGATTTTTAAACTTAAAAGATAAAGTATCTGCATGTATTTCAATATTCAGTATTAACAACAAAATTGCTACATACCAATACATTATTAATGTGAATGTTGTGCTACTTTTCATTATCATCCTTCAGTTTGTTTTCTTCCTTCAGTTCTAAAACTGTATTTACTTTTTGTTGTAATCGTATCATATCTTGGTCTAACAAGCGTAATTGATCGGTAAGTCTGATAATGGTGACTTTCATTTCCTGGACAGCAGGATCTATTTTGTTAGTAATTGTTTGCCATACAAAGTAAACAAAATAACCAAGACCAGCTACCATAACAATAGGAAATCCAAATTCTGATACTATTTTGACTATATCCATTACTTAAACTTCTTTTGTATGTATTTGATACCTGCATATATAGATAAGCCATATATTGCGAATAAGGTTAAAGAACCAAATACAATCAAATAATCAGAGGGATAAAGGTATATCAAACCAAATAGACCATCTACAACTGCTTCTGCGTCGCCTATCGGTGGTAAGCTAATCTCTTCTTGCATCTATCTTTCCGTCCTCAACAAAATTTTCTGCTCTGGCTATTCTATCAAGATCGGGTGATAAATTTAAAGCAGCCGATACGCTAGTATCTATACGTATCATATCGTTGTTCATTGTTGCTGCTCTGGTGATAAGCATTTTAGATATGGCTTGGACTGTTTGTATTTCACCTACAAGACCATCCATTAGCTGTTTCATTACAAGAAATATGAAGTAAGCCATTATTAGTCCACTTGCAATTGGTAGACCTAATTCAGCAATTAGGTCAAATGCTTCCATTTACTCCTCGCCTTTAAACGTCTTGCTCTGTCCAGATGTTCCTGCGTATATCCCAAAGACTGCCGCCATAGCACCTGTTACTACAGATACTAAGCCAGCTTGTTCTAGGTTAGGTTCTGGTATTGTCATAAACCAAGTAATTACTTTGTATAGTAAAACTATATAAACACCAACAAATACTCTTGGAAATATTCTCCAGGCATCAACAGTTCTTGCTAAATGTATCCATTTTTGAAAAGGATTTACGCCAATATTATTAGGAGTGACTTCAAGTTCAACTTCTACTTTCTTTTTGATAACAGATTCTTGTTTATCTATTACTTTATTTGCTTCTTCCATTTTATTTACCTTTAATCTTCGTATAGATTATCAAACGTGATACTTGGATCAAGATAACTTTGATGTCCCTCTGCTGAGTGTGTGTATTGTGATGGCCTAAAATCAGGTGCGCCTTCTCCTGTGACCCATAACGCAGGACTGGTTGCTCTTACTCTATTATTAGGTAAAGCTACAAAGTTTCCTTTCCATTGACAATCTTCTGTTATATATAATACATGTGATTGTTTATGTTGCGCAGGATCGTCAGCAATGTCTGAATCTGTATAATCAACAGTAAACATATACCTTCCTGTATAGAAGTCACCATCTATTTTGCAAAGCCAGGGACTAGAACTTACTCTATCCATGACAACAATTGAATGGTGTCTCGATTCGCAATCCCAAGGTTGAGCTAAATGATCTTCCATCGGTACAGGAAAATCTTCTGTAGGTATATCTGCTACTAATGCTTGTATAGGCATCCTCGCCCACATAGCACCACCATGTATATTGCCTTCATCGTTATCTTCGCACTCTGATTCACAACCAGTAAAAACTACCTGAAAACTTAATGATCTATCGGGTATTGTATTTACTGCTATTGCTAAAGCGTGTATGTACTCATTGTGATATTTTTCGTGATTATGAGTGAACTCACGTCGCACCCAACATTTGAAATGTGGGATGTTACTTATTAGGTATGACAAAATTATCTCACTTTTTTTGTGGTTTTCCTCATCATGCCACCTTTTGACATCTTACGTGCAGAAGCACCTTTAGACATTTTTCTAGCAGCACCGCCTTTCGACATTTTTCTTGCTGATCCGTATTTAGATTTTTTTGCTGCGCCACCGCCCATCATCTTTTTTCTTACACTACCACCTTTTGAGTATTGTTGACTCATTCCATACTTTGCGCGTTTTCTTTGCATTTTATCCTCTCTTTTTTTTCTTTTTCTTTTTTAATGTATATGCTTCGTTTTCTGGCGTATTTGGATCATCAGCAATAAATCTACCTTTTGATGTTCTTGCTCTAACTTTTTCGTAATCGCCATTGTTATGTGTCTTGCTTGCAGTTTCTTTTTTTGAAAAAAAGTTTTTTATAACTGTCCACCATTTCATATTAAATACCTCTTAGTTTAAAAATTTTGACAAAACTATAGAACCTAATATGAACGGATATACGGCCCATATCATGTTTTCTAGTTTCTTAAATTTAGCAGAACCTTCATCTAGTCTTTTTTCAATGTATTGGTATCTGATTGCACACTCTCTTTCATGTGCTTCTATTTTGGAAAACGCTTCTGGAGATTTACTCATCAATCTGCCTTCTAGCTATTACTAGATATATACGAATTACCAGTAGTAATCGCTGTTGTGTAAGATGATTTATCATCACTTGCGTCTTTAACATTAGGTGTGTCATTAGTTCCGTCATACGCAAGAATAGTAGTTAAATGATCTACGTTTGCTTTTACTCTAGCGTTTGCATCGGCTTGTGTAACTCCAGCAGAGGGATCGGATGCTGGAATATGCGTTGATGAAAGTCCTTTAGAGTTAATATCATTAATTACTGTTACGCTATCTGTAGCTGCTGTTAAACATTCGCTTACTGTTTGTGCCATTTTATTTTTCCTCGTTTATTTGTGCTTTTAATTCTTCAACTTTTGCCGAAAGTTCTTGTACTGCATTAACTAAGTACCAAGTTAAATTACTTGCATCGACTTTCAAACATCCAGTTGTTTCTTCTTTTACAATTTCAGGTAATATTTCTTGTACTTCTTGAGCAATTACACCCACTTGATTTCCTTTAGCTCTTACATATACAACTTCTGGATTATCAAAATCAGTTATTTCATTTAGTTCTTTATATTCAAAATTTCTAACTTTAAGCTCATTAATTTTATTTAAACCAGTAGAGCAATCTGTAATA